TAGTATTTGAAAATACAGAACTTCAAGTGATGGTAAACAATAATCATGAAATTGAAATGGACATAGACGAATTAGCAAAAGCTTTAAATTTTAAAGAAAAAGATTATTTAAAAAAATTGATTGCAAGAAATCCAGAGTTACAAAGTTCAGAGTTTTCAAAAATAAAGAAAGTTTTAAGCAATGAAGGAGGAGTGTTAAAGAAAAGAGATAAAAGAGTATTTAATCAAGATGGGATCTTTGAGATTTCTTATTTAGCAAACACAGATAGAGCTAAAGAGTTCAGAAGATTTATAAAAGCATTTTCAAAAGAAATGATAACAAGAATTAAAAATAATCAAATAGCTTTAAATCAAGGAGTTCCAGCACTACAAACAAAGATAGAACCAAAAATAGATCAAATGTTGGAATTAGTAACTCAGAGAGATGATGAAATAGCAAACATATTTGAATTTTTTGAAAAAGCAAAAGAATATTTTGAAATGATTGGAGTGATGCAAAAAGATATAAAACTAATAAAAAGTAAGATGGATGAAATTGTTGATGCTGTTAATGAATTAAGTGATGAAGTGTATGGAGATGAAGATGGAGGAAAACAATAAATTTTATTTTGATTTATTAAGTCTTGAATCAGAAATGAACTACAGAGACTATTCAATTTCAACTCGAAGAACATACAAAAGAATAGTAAAAGAATTTTTAGAATCAACTAATAAGGAGGTGATAGATGTAAAGAAAGAAGATGTAACAAGATTTTTAGATAATAAATTAATGGAATTATCAGTAAATACTATACTTGTAGAACTTAATGCTTTGGAGTTTTTCTTTGAAGAAATATTAGGATTAGATATAACTGAAAATATTAGAAAGTATAAAAGAGTCTTTAAAAGAAAAGACTTTATAACAATAGAGCAGTTTAATATATTGGTAGCTTCAGTACCTGAAAGGGAAAGACTTATGTACTTAGTTCTTAAAGAATTAGGTTTATTTTTCAAAGAGATTGTAGAAATAAAAGTTGAAGACATTGACTATCCAGCTTCAACAATATTAGGAAGGAAAGTAAGCAAGGATCTAATAAAAAATCTATTGCAATATGCTGAAAAGCATGAGCTTGAAAATGAAATTTTTCCATTTGAGCTAACTACTTTATGGAAAAGTAATAAATTAAATACAAAGAAATATTTAGGAAGAGTATGTAGTCTTGATGATATGAAACATTCAATAGCTTTAGAGCTATATATAAAACCAGGAAAAGAAGAGGAGGCAGTTGAGTATTTAAGATTGAAAGATAGATACAGTTTAAGACAATATTATAAGAGAGTAGGTTATCAATATTTTAATTATTAAAAAAAGGACATCATGCTCGGCAAAGCTATGGTGTCCCAAATAAAAAAAACAACACTTTGATTATATCAAAAAGGAGAAGAAATGGAAAGAATAAATTTTTTAAAAGGAATGCTTGAACACTTAAGAAAGCATCCAAACACATATAAAAAGATGATTTTAAAGATAGAAAAGGAGCTTGAAAATGTGTATAGAACAGAAGGTAGAGCAATATAGAGAAAAATTAATTAGAATAACAGAAATAAAAAAGAATTTAATTGATGCTGAGATAAGTCTACAAAAAGTAATGCAGGAACTTAATCTTACACAATATGAATTCAAAAAGCTTTTAAATGGTGAATTAGAAGAAAGAGAAGCTGAGGTACTAGCATTATGTGATAAAGTTCCAGCTTATGTAAAGAATAGAGATAAAAGAGTAAAAACATTTCAAAAGTCACTGTTACAAAGAGATTTGACATTGAAAGATTTTTGTAAAAATGAAAGATTAGATGAAAAGAAGGTATATAGAGCATTAAGAGGGCTTAATGCAGAAAGAGATCTAGAGACTGAAAAGGGAATTGAAAGGGCTTTGAATGTAAGGATCTTTTAGAAAGGAGCTTTTATGACAAAAGAATACTTATTAGAAGATTTACAAAGACTCTTTGAAAAAACTAGAACTCAAGCTTTAAGATTTGCACAGCTACAAGGTTGGACTGTTGAAAAGAAAAAAATTGGGAAAGTTTATAAGAATGTTTATAAGGCTTCTGAAATTGATGCTTATATATCATCATTAGTAGAAGTTAAAGAAGAAAAAGAAAAGAAGGTAGCAACTAGAACTGTTGTAAAAAAAGAGGCAACAGCAATTGATGAACTCCCTAGTTGGAATCAACGAGTTGCAAATGCAAGATTTATCATTTGTATGAAGTTAGAAGAAAAATATGAGGAAGGTGGAGATAGTAAGGAAGAAATAATAAAAAAATTTGTAAATGATGTAAATAGAAATTATCCACAACAAATGGAGATTTTAAAGAAGTTGACAGTTCCTACACTTCGTAGATGGTGGGGAATATATCTAAAAAATAAGCATAATCCTTTGGCTTTAGCTTCAGGACATGGAACAACTAAAGGAATAAGAAGAGTAGAAAAAGAAGTTTTAGAATTTGCTAAGATGCTATATTTTAGCAAAAATAAACCAAAGATTTCTTTTGTTTTTGAAAGAGTTGTCGCAATGTTTGGAGTAAAAGCAATTAGTTATGGAACTCTAAGAAATTATCTTAATAAGGATATAAATCTTATTGAAAAAGATAAGGCAAGAATGGGGAACAAAGAGTTTAAAGACACTTACACACCATTTATTGAGAGAAGCTACGAAGACATTAAAGCTGGAGAAGTTTGGATGTCAGATGGGCATGATTTGGAAATGATGTGTTATCAAGGTGATAAGAAAAAATCAAATGGTGATAGATACTTTGGTTCTCCAAAACTAATCGTTTGGATAGATGTAAAAAGTAGATTTATAGTTGGTTGGAGTTTAGCATGGAGTGAAACGACTGAAGCTATAGCTATAGCTTTAAAAAGAGGGATTGAAAAGTATGGAGTACCTCAGCATTTATACACTGATAATGGAAAGGCATATAAATCTAAAGTTTTGAAAGGAACTGATGAACTCGATGGAATATATGCAAGTTTAGGAATAAATGTAGATCATGCAAGAGCATACAATGCTCAAGCAAAGCACATAGAAAGATGGTTCGTTGATTTTAAAGAAAGCTTTACAAAGCAATTTGCAACTTATAAAGGTGGAAATATTATAGAAAGACCTGAACATCTTAGAAGTTTCGCAATGCAAAAATTAGATAAAGGAGAAATTTTAGAACAATGGGAGCTTGAAGAGTTGATAGAAAAGTTCATAGAAACTAAAAATCATAATTATTATGCTTTAAGAAGAGCAGCAGGGCTAAAAGCTCACAGAGGTAGAGGAATGAATAATAGAACACCACTTGAAGTGTTCCAGGAAGAAAATCCACTTGCAAATAGAAAAATGCTATCAGATCAAGAGCTTAGATTACTGTTCTTATATGAAGAAATAAGAACTATAAAACAAAATGGTATTGAATTTATGGGAAATACTTATGTAAATGAATACCTATATTATCACCAAACTGAGAAATGTAAGATTAAGTATGATCCTCATGATTTAAGTTATATCTTTGTTTATCAGGAAACAGGGGAATTTTTATGTAAAGCTGAGCAATTAGGACTTGCTGGTTGGAAAGATGTTACTGCTATTAAAACACATAAGAAAAGACTTCAAAAAATTAGTAAGTTAAGTAAAGAGATTATGGGAATAAGAGAAGACATAAGAGATGATTTAGATTTAATTGATGCGACAATAGTTGAAGATACTAAGGCTATAGAAAACAAGAAAAAGAATGAAAAAGAAAGAATACTTATAGGTGAAGGAATATACTTAGAAGATTAGGAGGGATCATGGACGATTTAAGAACTAGATTAGAAATATTTTCAGAAGATAATAACATGAGCTTTACAAAAATAGCAAAAGCTATGGGTGTAGGAGCTAGTACATTAAGTGAATGGAGAAAAGGAACATACTCGGGAGATAATGAAGCATTTTCTGAAAAAGTAAGTGACTTTTTAGATAGACATAAAAGAAAAATAAAAAGAATAAATTTTTCAGTAAATACAGAAACTAAAAAGAGAGTTTTTCATGTGTTGAATACTATAAAGAAGTATGTATCTTCTAATATAACTGAAGGGATTATAGAAAGCTCTAAGATAGGTTATATATACGGAAGGGCAGGATTAGGAAAAACTCATGCTTTACAAGAATGGTTAAAAACTTATGGTGGTAGGGGAGTTTTAATAACAGCAGAAAATGGGATATCTAGTGTTGGACTTATAAAGAAAATAGCAAAAGAATTAAAACTTGATACATCTGGAAGTTCTGAAACTCTAAAAGATAGAATAAAAGATGCTATAAAACTAACAGAAACTATTATCATAATTGACGAAGGTGAACATTTAAAAGCAAATGTAATTGATATTGTAAGAAGCATAGCGGACCAGACAGGAGTTGGTGTAGTTATTGCAGGAACTGAAGTTTTAAAAAGTAAAATTTTATCAAGAAAAAAAGAATATGAATACTTGTATTCAAGAGCTGTTGTAAATATATCATTAAAAGATTTAGCAATAGATGATGTTTCAAATATTGTAAAAGAATTTTTAAAAAATGAAATAGAACTATATAAAGAAACTGAGCTTCAAACATTAATCAGCTACATAAATATAGTTGTAAGAGGTTCAGCGAGAAACTTAGCAAATGTTTTGACTTCAAGCTATGAAATAGCTTTACAAAACAACTCATTAAAAATTGAAAAGAAATATATAGATGCTGCATTATCAACTCTAGCATTATAAAAAAGGGGGAACTATGAAAGATAAGGTATTGACTGAAGAAGCTAAGAAAATTTTAAAACAAGAGTATGGAAAAGATGCTTTAAAAATTGATAAGGAATTAAATGAACTAGCTACTCTTTCAGTAAAAAGAAAGAACTACATTCAAGCGGCTAACAAAGGAAATTCAAAAGCTAGGGAAAACTATGTAAAAATTACTGAAGAAATAAAAAAAATTGTAGTACAAATAAACAAAAAACTTTCAAAAAATTAGTGTTGATTTGAATTGTGTTAAATGGAATTAGCAAGGCAAGGGAGAGAATAATATGAGAAAAATACTAGCAATTGTTGTAGCTTCTATATTAATTGTTGCTAATAATCAAGGAGGTTCAAATGTGGAAGTTAGAAAAAGGTGATATTGTAAATTGTATTGTTGCTGAAACTGGAGAACTTACAGAAGGAAAGAAATATAAAATATTAAATGTAAATTCAAAAATTAGTCAAGTTGAAATTATCAATGATAAAAAAGAGAAAAAAAGTTATTTAAGTGTGAGATTTGACAAGGAGGAATTATGAGTACATGGGCTTTAATAGGATTGGCAATAGCTTTATTAATAGCTGGTTTTAATATAGGTTATGACTGTAGACATAAAAAAATATTTTTTAATAGAAATAAAAAATATAGATACTGGGTTAGTTGCTTCTATTCTGTAAATGGAGTTGGATCTGTTGGAGGTTGGGCATTTGATTTTGATTCAGAGATGAATAGCAGTCAATTAAAAGTTTTTAAAGAAAAACAGATTAAAAACTTAAAAAATCAATTTAAAACAACAGATGTAGAATTTGAGATTATTGACTTTAAAAGATTAAAGGATTAAATATGGAATTCAAAGATTTATATATAATTGATGGAATAGTTTACTTATACAAATACAATAATGGAGTTTATGCAGTATTGGAGGATGTATTAACAGGCTATGAAGAGTTTGTAAGATTGGAGGAGTTAAAACAATATGAGTATAAAAATTTATTGTGAAAATTGTGGGGCTGAGATAAAAGATGGAGAAAAATTTTATGAAGCTTGTCTTGGAGAGTTCTATTGTAAAGACTGTGTCAAAGAACAGACTTTAACTTATTTTACTGTTGATTCTGAACCTATAGGAACAAATGAAGACACAGGGATTTACTTTAATCACAAGCAATTAAAAGAAGAAATTGAGCAAAAAATTAAAGAGATCAATAAATGTATAGAGATTTACAAAAATGATAAGACAAGAGGTGGACAATTTACATTTAATTTCTTTAATGAAAGAAAAAGACTACTAGAAGAAAAACTACAAGAATTTAAATAGGAGGAGTTATGGACATTAAAAATTTAACTACTGAAGAAAAAGAGGCACTAAGAAAGCAATTTTTAGAAGAAGAAAAAAGTAAGGAAGCTAAAAGAAAAGAAAAAATAGAAGCTTATAAAAAGCTTGTTGATGAAACAGTAATGAGTTCAATGAAGAAAGTAAAAGAAGTTTCAGCACAAATTGCAATGACTAAGAAAGAAGTATTTGATGACTTTAAAAGTATAACAGAATTAAAGGCTGAATTATATGGAGTAAATGATAAGCAACAGTCTCATACATTCACAAGTAGTGATGGAAAGTTCACTATAACACTAGGGCATAGAATGCTTGATAGCTTTGATGATACTGTTCATTCAGGAATAGAGAAGGTTAAAAGCTATATTTATAAATCTGTTCAGGATGAAAATAGTCATTTACTTGAAATAGTGAACTTATTATTAAAGAAAGATAAAAATGGAAACTTGAAAGCTTCAAGGGTTATGGAGCTAGAAAAAATAGCTGGAAATATAGATGATCCTGAACTAACTGAAGGAGTTCAAATAATAAAAGAAGCTTGGAAACCTCAGAAGTCTAAGACATTTATAGAAGCATACTATAAAGATGAAAATGGGAACAAAGTCAATATTCCTCTTTCTATGACTACAGTAATGGAGGACTTGAAAAATGAAGGAAATAAAGAAACATCAAATTAAATATATTCATACTTTAAAGCATAAAGCAGGCTTAAAAGATGAAGATTATAGACTACTTTTAAAAAGTAAATTTAATAAGAATTCTAGTAAGGATCTCAGCTATAACCAAGCTGAGATTCTTATAAAAATCTTAGATAGATTAATTAATGACTATGCAACAAAGAAGCAAAAAAACAAGTTAAATACATTGTATAGCAAAGTTTATAAAGAAAAAGATAAAAAAGAATTTATTGAACATTATCTTGGAAAAGATAAAACAATGGATAATATGACAGTAAAAGAGTGTAGTAAATTAATTTATGTTCTGGAAGAGATACTTGAATGGCAGGAGAAAAGAAACAAAATTGGAGGAAGTAATGAATAAAAAAAATACTAAAAAGTTTAGAAAAAGAATGCTAAATAATTACATAACAATTTTACCTTGTAAATTGACATATATTAGTTTTGATAATAGAGAATTACCAATGTTTACACATGAAAAACCTCTTAATTTAGGGGAAAATATAGTAGTAAAACAATTAATGAGAGGTAAAATAACAGGAAAAGTAAAATCTTTAAAAAGATTTAAATATCGTAAATGTCAAGGTTGGAAAATGTTAGTTGCAGTTAAAAATGTTGCTTATTTTACTTGTTTAAAATTTGGAGAGTGAGATAATGAAAGAAATTAATATAACAAAACATGCACTTATGAGATATGCTTCAAGAGCACATAATGCAAATATTGTAAGTGATAGAACTTGGGATATCTGGAAAAAAGCAAATGAAGAAAAAATTCAAGAATTAGAAACAAATTTAAAATTTGAATTAGGAAGACTAGAATATATCTGTACTGCTTCTTATGATAAACATAAAAAAGCTGAATTCTATATAAATAAAGAAAAAATGATGACTTATGTAATTGTAGAATCAAATTTAGTTACTTGTTATCCTATAAATTATGACTTAGATGCTGAAGGGAACAAGGCAATTTTAGATATTTTACTAGAAAACTTAAAAAGAGCTAAAATTGCTGAGGATAATTTTGAAGATAATTACTTCAAAGAGAGGGATAATTTAAAGCAAGAAAAAGAATTAATTCAAGCAGAGATAGAACTTTTAAATTCTAAATTAAAAAAATTACAAGACAGAAAAGCAGGAATTGAAAGTAGACAACTTGAAATAATTGGAGAACAACAAGAACTTAGAAATGTTATAAAAGTAGCTGAGGAAAAGATAGTAAGGAGTAAATTAGCACTATAATTATAAGGTGATAAAATGGAAAGTACTGAAATTTTGGAGCTAATAAGAAAAGCCAAGGCGGGAGACAATGAAGCTACTGAAACTCTTATTGAAAAGTATTTGAATGCAGTTAGAAAAATAAATAATAAATGGGGTGGAACTGATGATGGATTCCAAGAAGGGATTTTAGGAGTATATCAAGCAATAAAGAATTTTGATGAAAGATTTAATATAAAATTCTTAACATATCTTTATTATAATGTTGAATCAAAAATTAGAAAATTTGTTGATAAAGAGAGATATAGAGTTCCACAATATGTGATTGAAGGAATAAAAAAAGGTGAACGAGAACGATTACAATTTTCAGAAATAGAAAATTTTCAAACAGAAGACAATAGTGTAGATTTGAAAGCAACAGAAAGTAAAGTCTTTATAGAAAATATTATTTCTTGCTGTAATAGCAGAGAAAAAGAAGTATTAAAACTCTTGTTTATTGAAGGATATAATGGAGAGGAAGTAGCTAAAAAACTGGGAATAACAAGACAATATATATATAATATAAAAAATAAAGCATTTAAGAAAATTAGAAGAAAAATAAGAGAGGTTTAACCTCTCTTATTTATATTTACAAAAAATAGCTCTTATGGTATATTAAACTAGAAGGAGGGATAAATATGGCTAAAAAATATATAACTGTGGCTCAGGCTTCAAACAGATTAAATGTTTCAATAGGGACAATATACAATTATTGTAAAACAGGCACATTGGGTTATAGATGCATAAAAACTTCAAAAAGATATACATGGCAGATTGATTTGGAAAGTTTAGAGCTATTAGAAAAAGAAAGTACATATAAAAGTTCTCTCCAAATAAAAAAAGATTTACAATATAGCCTATTCTAAAAGAGTTCAAATACTCTTTTTTTTATGTTCAAAGGGAGTAAAAAAACTTGAAAAAAATATATATATTTTTGAAAAAACACTTGCAAAAATCAAAAAGATATGATATAATAAATATATAAGGAGGTGAAAAGATGAGTAAAAAGCAGAAAAAGCCAAAGAAAGGGGGGAAAAAATTAAATAAAAAAGAGCTACTACAAATGATAATCTTAATACTCGAACTTCTGGTCGTTGTTATTGAGCTAATAAAGATAATCATAGAGTAATAGCTAAGCAGTTGAGGGATAACAACCCTCCCTGCTTATATATTATATCA